ATAACATCGCCGGTATGTCATCTGCCTTTTCTTTTACACCAACTGGAGGAATAAATCCACCACTATCTCTAAGGTCTAATTCTGTTACTCCTGCAGGGTTTTGATTTAATGGTAAATTCATAATCCCTGAAGCCTGCATCGCGTTGTCTTCTGGACTACCTATTGCATAACCTATTCTACCACCTTCAGCATATCCACCTGCACCCATAGTATATTCAGCTAAATCATTTTCTACAAGACCAGGTATTTGTTCTTCTGGATATCTTAAATTTCTATATGCTTGTGTTAATTTTGCTCTAAGTGCTTCAACGTTTCTTTCACCACCTATTGTAGTGTCTTCTTCTTCAGTTCCATAACCAGATAATGCACCACCTAATATAGTTCCTGCTAATCCTACTTTAGCAACATTACCTAATAATGCATCTTTACCTGATTGTAGTCCAATGGTTTTACCTAAAAATGCAGGAACTCCTTTTAAAAAACCAGCTCCTTTTAATCCACCTAAGGGTCCCATACCTAATCCATAACTACCTAAAGCAGCTATTCCAGCTAATTTACCTATATCAGAACTTAATAAATCTTTAGCTCCACCAGCTATACCTTTTACAGCGCCGGTAACTCCTTTAACAGCTTTCTTTACAAAACTGCCTAGGCCATACATTTGTCTTGGTTGTTGCATACGTGATATAGTCATATATAGAAAAACCTATAATAGTTGTTGATTTTATTATTTTTTAGTCTTTTCGTCAACACGTTTAGTATACTGTAATTCGTCCCAAAGTCTACCAGAATATTGATATTCTCCAACGTGTGTAATGTAGTCTAATACATATGCATGAACTTTACCACCCATTTCAGTCCATCTTTTACAGAATCCAAAATCTTCACCATAAAATTCTTTAGTTTTAGGGTCATGTAGGCAATCAAATAAATTATAAAAATTAGGTTTAAATGTCTCTTTACCATTAATAATAGTTGGTTGGTTGATCTTTAGTTCTGGATAGTGTTTAATCATCTTCTCTATAACAGTTCTTTTTATTAACATACATCCTGTTGGAGCATGAGATAATTCCATAACACCATTAGTGACGGTAATACTATCTTTATTGTTTACTTTTATTGGAAAAGTAAAACCAGATTTTTTTAAATGATCAGCTTCATCTATTTTTTCTGCATGAAGTCTTCTCCAAGATTTATCCCAATCTAGTGTTTTCATTGGATAAGGACATGCAATAATATCTTTATCTAAATCCATCATTTTAAATATAGTCTTAGATTGAAAGTCTATATCTGAATCTATAAATAATAAATAATCATAATTTTCTGAATCCGTTAAAAATTCAGATACACATAAATTTCTTCCTTGTTGAACCAATGATGATTTTAATAAACTAAAACTAACTAGTATATTTTTCTGCATGCAGTCCCGTTGAAAAGATAAAGCAGCCTGACAGTAATGCATACTAACATCACCATGTACTGGTGTTGCTACAAATATCTTTTTAACATTTTTAGTAACTGTATTTAAATTTATTTCTGTTGTTGGTTCTTTATTAAACCATATTGGTTTATTGTTTTGCATTTAATGCTCCTTGTAAAAATCTAGTCCATGATATTGCTTTTACTTTCCAGTCATAAAAACGATTAACATAATCTATTTGCATTTGTAAATGATCCTTGATGCCTGGTGCCTGAAGCGATTGTGCAGCAACATCAATACCTGCAGCAAATTTAATTGCTAAACTTTCATAATTATCAGAGTATGGAATATACATTGGAAACTCTCCTCCGGTTTCAAATAACGCACCGTAATTAGTGGTTACACAATATAAACCAGCAGCCATTGCTTCAACTAATGATATACAAAATGTTTCTTCCCAAATACTAGGATAAACAAATAAATCATATTTATGTAAATTTTGTTTTATATATTCATTGGGTTTATAACCAATATAATTTACATTTTTTAATTGTTTAGCTTGATCATAGAGTTCTTGATAATGAGAATCATTAGATTCATAAAAAGATTTTCCATATACTTCTGTTGATGAATAGACATCCAGTTCTATATTAGGGTTGGTAACTTTTTGCATTGCACCCAATAAAACATTGAGTCCTCTCCATGGTGTACAGTGATGTATTATTTTTATTTTCTTTTTAGTTTTAGTAGGTCTTGGTTTTATTTTATCTATACCGTTTTTTATAACTACAGATTTTTCACATGGTATATCAAATGCCATTCTAAATTTTTCATAGTTCCAATTAGAATTAAATACATACCAATCATATTTTTTATGGTTTTCTTTATTCTGGAACCATGGGGCTAGATTAGGTTGATCGTAAGAATTCTTTTGCCAAAGTATATTTAATTTGCTAGGATCTAAAGCAATTTTTTCTGGTACCGATGTACAAATAGATACTTGATCTAGTAATTTAGGATCAACATGTTTTCTTAAATATTCTAATTGAAGCTCTGTTCCGCCTCTAGGATTTTGGTTCGTCATTCTTTTGATTCATCACTTTCTGTAAAACATTAAGACCTTTAGGAGAAACTTCTACAATTGTATCTTGTTGAATATGATCTGCAGTTGTTTCAGTATTAGGATCATTAATGTCTGCATCTCTTTCTACTTCGTCTTTATATACTTTACCGTTTAATTTATTTTTAATTACAACGTGAGTTGTACAATGTATTTTTGGTAGTTCGTTATCCATTCTCTTGTGACCTGTCTATTAAAGCATAACTTACAACACCTGTTATTTCATTTGCTGTATCTGCTTGCATCTTTATAACATCTCCTGCTTCTAAATTCAAGCTATTTACAATCATATTTACCGTTTCTTGATTGAGTCGTTCGTGTCCTATTTGAACATCTGAAGCACCAGATTTTTTTATATATAAATCTGTGTCTACATTTGACGCAGTATCATGAAGAGCTTGTACAGTTTTTACAATAGCAACTGCAGAAGTTGATATAGTTAACACAGTTGTTAAATTAGTAGTAGTTAAATTAAATGTTTCGCTTTTGTATTGTATGGTCATGACATAAAGTAGTTAAAAGTATCTTGCTCATCTTTCAAGTCTTTTTGATAAGAAAAATTTAATTGAGTTTTTACAGTATCAATTGCTTCAATAATTTGTCTTTGGTTTTCAGAACTATATTCTTCTTTTGGTTCTGGTATATATGTAGTTATTCTAGCCATTATCGGTACTGACCTCCTCTTCTACCTTCTCTATTAGCAGCTGCTTGACTTGCTGATTTAGTTGCAGTGTGCGTACCTCCGCCACCACCGCCACCTCCACCGCCGCCAGTGTCTTGTTTAAATTGTCTTTTCTTTTTTGCAGCTTTTTCTAAGTCTTTTTGTTTTTTAGCCTGTATCTCTCTTCGTTTTTCAAAAAATTCTTTTCCAGTTCTACTTGAACCAAATAAATCAAGCATGCTACCTGTTTTTGTAAACCTTTGTGCTGCTCTATCGAATCTATTTAAACCTGTATTTGGATTATAGAAGTCACCACCAAAAGAACTAACCGGTACATTAACACCATCAATACTATATATTCCATTTCTAATTGTTCCACCTGGAGTAAATTGTTCGTAAGGTTGACCTCCACCAGCTATGTTTTGTAAAAAAGAAAGTCCAGGCACTGCAAATCCAAGTGCTGTTTCAAGTAAATTTTCAATACCAAATTTTGATTTAGTACTTCCTACATCTTCACCTAAAGTTTCATCTTCATAAGCAGAAGGTAAAAAATTAAAATCTTGGGTTGGTGAAAAAACTTTTGGTGCTTCTGGAATTGAAATTTCAGTAGGAGTACTAGTTCCTAAAAAATCTTGAATGTCATTAGGTTCACCAATAGAAACTTCACTAGCCGCAGCAGGAGTTCCAAAACCAAAATTACCTAGTAAATCTAAATTAGAAATTCTTTCTGCAAGTGGGGCAGCTGCTCCCATAAATCTTTCATATGCACTTGATAAAGGATTTTCTGCAGCAATCGCTCGCATTATTCCAGATGGTGTAAAACTCTTTGCTCTAGATATACCTTGAATAGTATCATAAGGTAAACTTAAAGTAGCTGCCGCTGCCGGTGCAAGTATATCTCTTAATACTCCTCCAGGTAAATTTCTAACTAAATCTTCTGTTGCTCTAATATTATAATCTGCTTGTGTAGGAGCATTTGCTCTTATATTTAAAAAATCTCCTTGTGGATATAATGCATTTAATATTGACATTTATCTTCTTCCGTCTGGTTTTATATCTACTCTTAATGTTCCATAACGCCAAGTTTCACCTACAGCGTCGTTTTCAATTTTGATTGCAAGAAGCCTGCCTCTTGCTCGAGTATCTACCTTATCAGTAGATGATGTAATTGTAAAGGGGCCAAGAGGTGAGCTAACAGCTGTTTGACTTGGATAATCATTTAGTAATAAAGTTACTTTTGAATTACCGGTTAATACTTTAAAGTCTGGTATAAATCTTTTCATAGACATAATAAATTCACCATCTCCCCTAAGATCAGCTATACCTGTAGTTTGACCGGTAATTCCTCTTGTTGCAGAAATATCAAAATCACCTGATTGGATATAGGCATTGATGGAAGTTGTGCCGGATGAATTGATTTGATCAGTTCCGGTTTCGTGAGCATAATAAGTTGTTGCTCCAAATCTATTTGTAATACCTTGTATTGGAAAATTAGGTGTAGCGGTTGTTGAGTAATCGGTTGCATAAGGTAAATCAAACACAGCAGCATCTTGGTATGAAGTTCTAGCTAATGAACCAGTTGTCCAAACATTTTCTCCATAGTTATAAGTAACTGATCTGTTAATTTGTGTTTGACCATTTTGTGCATAAAACCATGTTACTTCATTATATAAACTATTATGACCTGCATATATAATTTTATTAGTGTTATAATTAATTCCTAAATTATCTCCGTTAGTGGTAAATACAAAATCTTCTACTAAACATGGAAGTGATTTAACAGTACCATCAAATGCAAAGAATCCTCCGGCATCACCCATCCAATATACAACACCGTTTGCATAAACAACTGCATGTTGTCCCATTGCTCCACAGTTTACTCCTACTTGTCTAATACTAAATGTAAATGGAGGTCCAACAAACTGAACTGTATAAGCTGCTGTGTCTGTTAAAATTAATACATAGTCTTTACCTTGAATAGCTGCTCTAATTTCGTTTCCTTGGTCTAATCTAAACGTACCTGCAGTGTTCGTTGCTGTTGGTTGATAAGTATCTAAATCTTCTTGATTAGAAAATCTTATAAACATTGGATCTTGAGTTGTTGTATCTCCAATCGTTGTTTCAGTTCCTAAATGAAATAAGTGTCTATCTCGATCAGATACAATAGTCATAATAGATGCATTTGGT